CTATTGTCATGAATAACTGTGTGAAACATAAGCGATCCCGCTTATATTTCACACTATCATTAACTCTTTCTGTCCACATATCAATCACAAGACCAATCGTCAAAAAATCCAAATCTACAATTGAAATCCCGATTTCCGTACATCGCAGAAGGAACAGGGGCGTTGTCATCTCCCGCTCACTTCTGCCAAGCCTTTTTTTGCTTTAATATCCGTAGCCACATTATCTCCCCATAATTCCAAAATTTGTGGCAGCACCTCATAAATAGAAAACATATCAAACTGGTCGAGCCATTCTTCTATCGTAGAAGGTATACTGTTATCCGCATGGTATGCCATGATATACGCCACATTTTCAAAAATTTCCAGATCATCAATCTGAAATTCTGCGCCATCTTTCTGTGTTCCAACATACGATTTTTCCAGTTTGCTCAAATCTTTAAAGATATCTCTTTTGAATTTTGCCCTGTATAATCGTGGAATCGTCGCAGAAGAACGAAAAGGAATCTTTTTTCCACAGATTTCTATTTCTCTTTTAATCATGCCATTCCGCCTCCTTCTTCCGTTGGTGTGTACACCGTTTTATACCATTCTTTATAGGTTGTCTCATCCGTAGTATCTCCTGTTCGTGCTTTCACCAAACCGTCAGACCGTGGATCTGCCGTAATAGACAAGGTTTCCGTTCCCGGTTCAATTGTATCTTCTTTTGTTTCAGATTCAATGGATGGTCGTGAAGCACTACAATTATAAAGAACGTGTCTGATTGCATTAATATCCCCATCAAATTCAAATAACAAGGCAAATTTTACACTTTCTGCAACGGAACTGTTCTCTACCAACACTCCCTTTGCATCCAGTTTTTCCTGCAAGATTTCTGTTCTAAACCATTCTGGAATCAACGCCATTTCTAAGTCTCCACTATAACCATTGTTTGTCACGGAACGGAAATATACGATTCCATCTGCATAAAACGGACTGGATTCTCCTTCTGCGTCCAAACTGATACTGACAGCTCCCGGAATAGCCTTTGGTACGCCATATTCAAATTTTGTACTTCCCCCTTCTTCCTTTTCTGTCAGTTTTGCAGCATGAACATTTTTCAAGTTGAATTTTACTTTATTTCCCATTGCTATACCTCCAATTCATACAACACTTCATACAGTTTTTCTGATTTGATATATGTTTCTGTCTTGTTATAGAAAATCCCCTGTGCATCCAAAATCTTCTCCAATTCTTCTTCAAGTGCAATATCTTTTTTATCCGTGTACAATTCCACATCTAACTGCTTTACTTTAAAGTACACCATTCCATCTGCTGAGAAATTATGGCTTCCCGGAGTCAAATAAATTAAAAATGGCGGTTCTGGAGATTCACCTTCTGCAAAGTGATGATATGCAATAGGAATTCCAAGACCACCTAATAACTTCATAATATTTTTTAATTCCATCATTTCAATCCTTTCACGATCTTATCTTCAAGCTGTGATATGGCATAGGATTCCGCTGGTGCAATATGCACTTTTGCTTCTACCCTGCCCCCTCCTCGCTTTGCATGGCCTTTCTCCAATAAATGAGTTAGTCCGGGTTTGCTGCGATTATAAACGACAACCTCTGTTTTACTTGCAGAATCTTTCATCTTTTTCGCAGTCCACCCTTTCTTGTACCCACCACTATCTGTGGGGGAAGCAGATTGTACCATTTTCTTTGTTTCTTCAGAAACTGTATTGACCACCTGCTTTACAACATCATCTGTCACTTTTTTGTACTCTCTCAAAGCATTCATGATCTCTGATGCCAATTGATTAGATGTCACCCGTCTGCTCATTCTTTCCACCTCGTATCTCCCGAACTGCTGTCAGTTTTAATTTTTTATGCGTAAACTGCACATCATCCACACAAATAATGTTATAAACCTCATTTTCAAACAAAACCCGATATTGTTTTTTATTGATTTCTCTCAATTTTTCACACCAGCGTAATATAAACACCAATGTATCTTCCGATAGCGTTTCTATATCCGTAACATTTTCTTTTCCAGACGCAAGATTTACATAAGCAAAACATGAATAAAATTTTTCCCACTGGGACTGATGGTTTCCGATTTCATCTGTGTGTAATATATGCTTTTGAAGAATAATCCGTTGTCGCATTGAACCAATATCCATCAGAACACCTCCTCACGATTAGAAGAAAGAATATTTTTCAATGTGGGAATCATTTTTTCAGTTTCTTCATTCGTTCCACGATTTTCAAACATCACACCCACCGCATATAATACAGCAGTTTTTACGACAGCATCCTCCGGCAGAATATCACGCCGTATAATATCTCTACATAGTATTTCGGAAGAATCAATCAGCGTTTGAATCAGGGTGTCTTCATCTTCATATTCCACCTTCAAATATTCTTTCGCTTCTTCTAGTGTAATCAGCATGCAGACACCCCTCCTTCTTATCTCGTTTCTTTCAGTTTCATTGTTTTTACTGCTTCTGGAAGAATTAATTTTCCGTCTACCCTCTGGCTCGCAAGAAAACCAACCTGTCCGGTTGCAGCAAATAACTCATTCAGGCGTTTAAAGGAACGTCCCTGCCTGTCCGCAATCCAGTAATAGGAAAAATCCCCAAATGCCATAATCTTTTGTCCGGCTGCAATTTCCGGTACAAATGAAGACGTAAAATATGGTCGGTTCAAAATCATGTCCGGCACTCCCGCCTGCACGGACGGCTGCCAAATATAATTCCCGTTCCCATCTTTTAATTTACGCAACGCTTTTACGGTGCTGTCATTGAGCATCCATACCGCTTTTTTACGATATGGAGAACGCAGAGAGTAAAATAAATCCATAACATCGTCAAACGTAATGCTTGCGCCTGCGGTCGTGACTCCATCAGAAGCTCCGCCTGTAGCATTAAAGATTCCTGTCGGTTTTCCCTTGCCATCTCCGGTAAAAAATGCTTCTTCTTCCTTCGTTCCGATTCTTCGTCCAAATTCTTTAGAAATATAGGCTTCCAAATTAAACACGTTATCGTTTAACAACTCATCCGAAACTTTAATCATGGTCGCAACCTTATATGCACTAATGGAAATCTGTCCAAAGCTGTCATCAGATTCTGGATATGCCGCTTCTTCATCAATCCACTTTGCTTCTCCTTTGGATGCCACGATAGGAATTTTACGATCTCCGCTGGAGGTCTGAATCACGGTTGCCAGACTTCGGAAAAAGTTTTCTTCTTCCAACGCTTCCACCAGAGTTCTTTCATATTCATCGGGAACCAAATAACCGCCTTCTGAATCTGTTCCAACCTGAAGAGCATTCTGAATATCAAGATAATTTTTCTTTCTCATCGCATTCCAAAATGCAGTTTTATAAACCGCTGAGGCTCTTCCTGTTTTTTCTTCTCCCCCATTGCCTTTCCCCGGCTGATTTGTGATTGGATGACTAGTAGGCTTATTCAGTTCTGCATCAATAGCTGCCTGTCTTTCTAAACGCTCGATCTCTTTTCCAAGATTAACCACATCCGCTTCCATACGGTCATAAGTGGCCGTATCTTCTACTGAAAGCAACCCGTCCGTTCCTCGTTTAGATTCTAAAAATGCCTTTGCTGCCTCCCACGCTTTTGCTCTTTTCTCTCTTAATGCTAAAATCTGATTCATATTAAAAATCCTCCTCTTTTAATGTGCCAAGAGACTAAGTCTCTTTTCTAACTGTTCAATGGGTGTCTTTTTTTCTGGTTTGGGAATCAATTTTGACATCAGCGAATTCGTCACCGCTTTTCGTGAAAACATCACTGCTTCCATTTCCAACTCTTTTTCTTCTTCCCCTTCTGGTTCCTCTTTAGAAAAAAGGAGCTTATCTGCAAAGCCAAGTTCTACAGCTTTCTTTGCATTGAACCAGCTTTCCGCATCCATCAAATGTGAAATCCTCGATCTTGATAGTCCCGTTTTAATTTCATAAGCATTCATAATGGATTCCTTTACTTCATCCAACATGTCGATTGCCTTCTTCATTTCTGAAGAATCACCGATAGCAATGGTCGCAGGATTATGAATCATCATCATCGCCACAGGAGACATCTGTACTTCCGTTCCCGCCATTGCAATCACGGATGCTGCTGAAGCAGCCAGCCCATCAATTTTCACAGTCACATTCCCTTTGTAGTCCATCAACATGTTATAAATCTGTGCTGCTGCGAATACATCTCCTCCCGGACTATTGATCCATACCGTGATATCTCCTTCTACATCTTGTAATTCTTCTTTGAACATTTTGGGAGTCACTTCATCTCCGTACCATGTTTCATCGGAAATCTCTCCGTTTAGAAACAGGGTTCTGCTCTCATTATTTTCATTTCTTACCCAGTTCCAAAACTTCCGTTTCATCCTGTCCCTCCTTTTACGACTGTGTTTTAAGCACACAAAAAGGACCACAACCAGATACTCTGTTTCTGATTATCGTCCTTAAAACACACTTTATTATTTTTGATATTTTCATCTAATTTTGGATTTATCCTCCACTTTCAAAAGAAAAAGCCTTCTATTTTTTGTTATATTCCGCTTGTTCTGCTTCAATTCTCCACTTTCATGGGATCTTCTGCTTTTTACTCTTGTCACCAAACAGTAGCATATTGTTCCGCTACGCAACATAGTGTTGCTCAACTCCAGTTGAGCATAAATCTTTTAAACCTGTGGCATATTACCTCCTGCCTTTCCTGCAAAGGCTCCTGCATCTGCCAGCTTTGTCATGCTTCCATTCACAAGATATAAATCTCCTCCGTCTTCTTCTGGAATTGGATTCTGATCTTCCATTTCCCGGATATCATTTGCTGACAGCCATCCATTCTGCCGACCTACGGCGTACCCATTCATTCGGCTGGCATAGTCCCCCCGCAATAATCCATCCACATTTAGTTTTATAAAATACTCATTCTTTTCCTGTGGCAATAACAATGCTTTCTGCAAAGCCTGTTCCCACCTGACTACCCACGGATCTAATGTGTACTTCACAAACTCCAAAGACTGCTGCTCTATGTTAGAAAAACTGGATTTCTCCAAGTCCCCTACCATATGTGGAGGAATCCGATACATCCTTGCAATCTCATTGATTTGAAATTTCCTTGTCTCCAAAAACTGTGCCTCTTCCGGCGGAATCCCTATCTGCTGATATTTCATTCCTTCTTCCAGAACAGCCACTTTTCCTGCATTTCTTGAACCCCCATACACCTTATGCCAGCTATCCCTTACCTTTGCGGGATCTTTCAGAACGCCCGGATGTTCCAAAACACCACCCGGTGTTGCTCCATTTGCAAAAAACGATGCCCCGTATTCTTCACAGGCAAGTGTCATCCCTACTGCATTTTTAGCCATAGCAATCGGAGAATATCCCACTAAACCATCAAATCCTAATCCCGGTATATGCAGCACATCTTCCCTGCGAAGGTAGATCCGTCCATAATCCTTAAAATTGGGATTCTCTTCTGTGTTCCGTGTGTAAATATAATAAAGTTCTCCATTTTCCGCACGGTCAACTTCCATTTTATCCGGCAGAAGCGGATACAATCCTAATA